ATGCCCGCAATCCACGCAAAAATGATGGGGCTGTGGATAAAGTTGCTGCCTCGATCAAAGAATTCGGCTGGCGATCCCCTATTGTGGTGGACGAAGAAATGGTCATTCTGGCAGGACACACCCGCTATAAGGCCGCGAAGAAACTAGGGCTAACCGAAGCCCCTGTGCACATTGCAGAAGGGCTTACAGAGGCTCAGAAAAAGGCATACCGAATTGCCGACAACCGCGTAGCTGAAGAAGCCGAATGGGACGAAGAACTCTTAAAAATCGAACTTGAGGACTTAAACGATCTGGACTTTTCGCTCGATACACTAGGGTTTGACTCGAAAGAACTGAAAGAAATCTTCGATTTTGATGGAAACGGAGACAATCCATACACCAAAAAGGTAGAAATCCCTGTATACGAACCATCTGGAGAAAAACCAGAATTAAGCCAACTGTTCAATGACAGCAAAGTACAGGCTTTGATAGCAGGCATTCGATCTTCCAGTCTTCCAGAAGAAGAAAAGGATTTTCTAATATTGGCCGCTGGTCGCCATATCGTTCTTGATTTTGAGCAAATCGCGAATTACTACGCGCACTCAGAAAAAGAATGCCAAGAATTCATGGAAGACAATGCCCTTGTAATCGTAGATTTTGAAAAAGCTATCGAGCAAGGATATGTAGTCTTGTCCGATAAGATTTCAGAGCAATATCTGATTGACTACCCACACGGTGAAGAAGATGCGGAATGACTTCGCGGTTCTAATCCTGACTCACGGCAGGGCCGACAATGTAATTACCTATGAAACCCTAAGAAAGCAGGGTTATACGGGAAGAATCGTCCTAATGGTGGACGATGAAGACAAACAGATTGACAAATACAGAAAGAATTTTGGTGATCAAGTCGTAGTTTTCCCAAAACAAGCAGCAATCGATATGACAGATTCTGGTGATAATTTCGGAAAACGAAATTCTGTTGTATACGCCAGAAACTACACATTCACAGTTGCACAAGAATTAGGCATCAAGTATTTCTTGGAACTGGATGATGATTACAAGCAATTCAGATATACCTTTGACAACGACAGAAACTACATCACTCGTCAGATTTCAATCAAGAACCTTGATGTAATTATCGAAGCCATGCTGGATTTCTATATCCAAAGCCCCGCTCTGACTATTGCCATGTCACAAGGTGGGGACTTCATTGGCGGAGAAGGATCGAAGGTAGCAACCCTACATAAACAAGGGAAATTCTCTAGAAAGGTGATGAACAGTTTTTTCTGCTCTACCGATCGCCCATTCAAGTTCCCCGGAAGAATCAACGAAGATGTGAATGCCTATACAGAACTTGGCATCAAGGGCAATCTGTTCATTACGGCATCAAGAATTCGGCTCGAACAGGTGCAAACTCAAGCCAACGAAGGCGGTCTGACTGACATTTATCTGGATCTAGGAACTTATGTCAAAAGTTTCTACTCAGTCATGTACGCACCATCATGCGTTAAGATCAAAGAAATGGGCGTTTCTCAAAGAAGATTGCATCATTCAGTAAGCTGGAAATATGCTTGTCCAATGATTATTTCAGAGGACTACAAAAAATGACCGAAGAGCAAAATAAAGACCCAAGACGAATCCAGTTTTCAGAGGAACAGATCGAAGAGATCGAAAAGCTGTCTGCGGTTTTAAGTCAAACGCAACTTGCTGATTTTTTTGGCATTACTGACAGAGGTTTCAGAAAAGTCATGGAAAGGGACGAAAAGGTTCGTTCCGCCTACAAAAGAGGCAGGGCGAAAGCGGTCGGTTCTGTTGCCAGTTCATTGCTTAAATCAGCCAAGGATGGCAATACCACCGCACAAATTTTCTACCTGAAAACCCAAGCAGGCTGGAGAGAAACCGCAGCCGATCATGCAGAACTTCCACCGCTGACCATCAATGTTGTTGACGCAACCCCAAAGTGAAATTTTCCTGAATCCTAGTAGGTTCAGGGTAGTGGTTGCTGGCCGTAGATTCGGGAAAACCCACTTGGCTACATGGGAGTTAGCGAAAGCCGCCCTATCAGGCAAGGAAAAGAATTGCTGGTATGTTGCCCCTACATACAAAGCGGCTAAAGAAATCGCTTGGGATATGTTGATCAAAATCCTGCCAGAAGAATACATCAGCAAGAAAAACGAAAGCAGTCTGTCAATTTCCCTACGAAATGGCTCGGTCATTTCCCTGAAAGGCGCAGAAAAGCCTGACTCCCTTCGTGGGCGCGCATTGGATTTCGTCATCATGGACGAATTTGCCGACATGAAGCCGATCACTTGGACTGAGGTTTTGCGACCATCCCTATCCGACAGGGAAGGCAACGCCATGTGGATCGGAACCCCAAAAGGCAGAAACCACTTTTACGATCTGTGGACTTTTGGGATTGACGGACACTCTGGCTGGTCCAGTTTTCAGTACACGACCCTACAAGGTGGGAATGTTGCAGCCTCAGAAATCGAAGCAGCCAAAAATGACTTAGATGAGCGCACCTTCAAACAGGAATATGAAGCCGCTTTCGTCAACTATTCTGGGATCATTTACTACAATTTCAGCAGGGAAGAATCTGTCAGGAAGGTCGAAGATGATGGCTCAGAAATCCATATTGGTATGGACTTTAACCTTGATCCTATGTCTGCCGTGGTGTGTATCAAAAGTGGCCAAGACTTGATGGCTATGGACGAAATCGTAATCTTCGGCTCGAATACAGACGAAATGGTAGATGAGATCAAGCTGCGTTATCCAGATAGGCGGATCACTATTTATCCCGATCCAGCCTCTAGACAGAGAAAGACATCGGCAGGTGGCCGGACTGACCTGAGCATTCTCCAGAATGCCGGATTTATGGTCAAAGCTAAAACTAGCCATGCCCAAATACGAGACAGAATCAATGCTGTAAACTCTCGCCTGAAGTCTGGCGATGGGCGGCATTTTTTTGTGGACCCGAAATGCAAGCAAACAATCCGGAGCCTAGAGCGCCAAACCTACAAAGAGGGAACCAGCCAGCCAGATAAAGATTCAGGATTCGACCACATGAACGATGCTTTAGGCTATCTTGTTGAATTCTTGTATCCTGTACGGCGAGAATACGATGTACCGCAACCGACACGGTGGACATGAGCATGGACGATATTACCTACACCCATCCAGACTATGACAACAATGAACGCAGATGGGAATTCTTCCTTCGCTCATACATGGGCGGTCAAGACTACAAGGACGGTCAATATTTGACCCGATATATCAACGAGGACAAAGACGAATATCAGCGCAGGATCTCGCTAACCCCGATCGATAACCACTGTCGCAATATCGTCCACATCTATTCCTCGTATCTCTGGCGCATTCCGCCGACCCGCAGCTTCAACTCCCTTGATGGCAATGTCGCACTCGATCCATTCCTGAAGGACTGCGACCTGGATGGCCGCAGCTTTAATGCATTTATGAAGGAAGCCCAGATTTGGGCATCGGTCTATGGCCATGTATGGATCATGCTGGATAAGCCGAAATCAAATGTAGGCACAAAGGCTGAAGAATTACAGCAAGGCATTCGCCCCTATGTGACGCTGTTCACCCCAGAAAATGTATTTGACTGGAGGTGGGAGCGTACTGAATCTGGCCGATTCAAGCTGACCTATCTGAAAGTGCGTGAGTCTATTGAGAACATCGACAAGACTAGCAAGCGAGCCTTTTTCCGCATCTGGACTGAAGAAGAAGTGCAGGTGTACGAAGTTACCGATGAAATGGAACGGCTGGTAGAAACCATCCCCAATCCAATCGGACGCATTCCGGCTGTGTTCCTGCCATCGAATCGCTCAGTTGTGCGCGGCATTGGCATCTCCGACCTGACTGACATTGCCTATATGCAGCAGGCGATCTATCAGGAATTGAGCGAGATCGAGCAGTTGATCCGTATCTCCAATCATCCGACTCTGGTCAAGACTTATTCCACTGATGCATCTGCGGGCGCTGGATCAGTCATCAATGTGCCGGATGAACTGGATGCCAATCTCAAGCCCTATCAGATCCAACCAAATGGCGGCAATCTGGACTCAGTGCGCGCTGCCATCATGGACAAAGTTGAATCAATCAACCGCATGGCTCACATGGGCGCAGTACGCGGAACTGAAGCACAAACCAAGTCCGGCGTTGCTTTACAGACTGAATTCCAGTTGCTCAATGCTCGTCTATCAGAAAAGGCTGATATTCTCCAGCTATGCGAAGAACAGCTATGGGAAATGTTCTGCGTATGGCAGGGCGTGACTCCAGATGTTGAGGTGTACTACCCAGATTCCTTCGATCTTCGCGACTATCCGAACGAACTGGCCTTCTTGCAGCAAGCCCGCGCATCTGGCGTTCGCTCCAATACCTTCTTGAAGGGTGTGGATA